CCCCCCTTAGTTCAGACGTTTAGTGCACGAAACGCACGTTTAGCAATCTTGTTGCTTAGTATACTATTATTTCTAATATTATGGTCCGAAGATCCGGACTAATCGCCTTTTTATCATAGTTGTACTATAGTACCTTTATTGTTTTACACGAGTGAGCTCCTTTACTGGAACTCTGTCACTCGATAGCGGATCCTTAGATCCAATCCTCGTATTATCATTCTTCCGACCCTCATGATCTTACCAGTGACATTTTTATGTCCTGCAATATTGTTAACGCACTTGAATGTGTGGTCACCGGCCATTTTTCGTTTAGTTTTTAAAAAACTTCACACCACTTCGCCGCTAAAGTTCCTATGTCACAGAATTTAGAGCAGAAAACGAAGACTAGTTCTTCGAGCACCCCTTCTAGGGGTGTAGCGGCACCGTTTAACTACGAGGAGGTAGTGTTTAATAAGCCTGATGAGGACGGGTTTATTACTGTACCAGCTAAGGGCTGGCACAAGATGCAGAAGGACTTGAGGGAGTCCATGCGCGTTGATCGCGCTAAAGAAGGCAAGGTTCCTGAGAACCGGCATCAGCCTTATAGGGAGATGAGTTCTTCCGATCGACACGCTTACCAAGAAAAGCGTGCTGAGCATCCCCAGAGGGGGACGCGTGGCAATAAGAAGGTGAGTTTGCCACAAGTTAAGAGTCGTTCGAGTTACAGTCACTTCAATCGTACTGAAGGTTCTTATTATAGAGAGGATAAGACTAAACCTAAGTACTTGCGTGATTGGGAGCGAGCCAATGTTAAGCGTGGTTATGTGAGCACCAATCCACCCAAGCCTTTTACGGAGGAGTCTTGGGGCCCAGATGAGTGGCTTAAACTCAACAATTCTCATACTTCTACTCCGGGTGAGCCCAAACCCAGTTATAAGTTTAAAGCCGTTCAAGAAAGAGATTCTTATCACCATGTGGTGGTTAAGCATTCTTATCCTGGGATGCGTGCTCAATTATCAACCGCTTACGCTGACTTAGAATCTAAAGGTGCCAATAAACAGAAGTGGCGTGTAGTACCTAACAGTTCTGCACAGTTGCTTCTTCATTTTGGTTATAGAGCCTTTCCTCCAAAGGTGTCTAAAACTTTAGTTACTAAGGCCCACATTTATTGTACGCAGCCTAGTTATCTCCCTCCTTCTCCTCCGACTGTATCCATGAAGGATGTTTTGTGTGAGTCTTTGGTGAAGGCCAAGTTTGATAGATTGGGAACCAAAGTGTTGATGACTGTAGCTGGACCCATTCCTGATCTTGGTTCAGGGGCAATTGAGTTTGCCAGACTTGAGAAAGATCCCAGATGGCGTAAGAAGGGCCAAGCCCTGTTTGCTCAAGCCGCCTGTCATCCTACGCCTGCCAATTTACGGAAGATAACCGACTTTTTCACCTTGCGGAAACCAATGTACAAATTACCTATGCCCGATATAGTTTTTGTACGCAAACGGTTGGAGTATCAGACGGGAAGTGTGAGCCGTGAGTCGGACACAATTCCCATGTTGGTGGGTTTTGCTTCTTATATCTATTCCATTAGAACTTGTGTCGATTGGAAACAGTTTATTAGTATTACCCTGTGTTATGGTACTAGTTTTCCAGAGGAGTGCCGTACGTATGCTCAGAACTTGGTGAATGAGTGCTTGTTAGGAGTAGATTATCAAGCCAACAAAACGGAGTCCTTTGTAGGTGTAATTTACGAAATGTTTAACAATTCTTCGGACGCTTTTTTGGCGTCTGATATTGGACGACAAATCGCAAATATTATCATGGGCTTTTCGGCTTTGAGTGTAGTGTCTTTTTTGGAGTTGGGCGGAGGTGATGAAGTTTGGGCTGGACGGGTTAAGGCCCTGAAAACCATTTTGTCCTCCAAACAATCCTCTACCATTGACACTTTTGTTGCACGTCTGTTTACGCTATTACAAACCATTTTCTCGAAGATTAAGGCAGTGTATCAAACGGGAGATTTGACGTTCCTGTTTGGTGGCTCGATGACGTTGCTTGAGTGGCATACGTGGGTATTTACTATCCTAAACTGCCCTGAGATCATCGCTGATGATGCGCGCCCAGCTTACACTGCGCTGTTTGAAACCAAGCTTCGGAAAGGGTTGTACCCCAGTAGTCTTACAAAACAGTTGTCACCTGATGAGTCTTTTGAACAGTTAAAGGTGTTACTGGAAGAAGCCAATAAGTTGACTATTTCGTATGTAGGTCACGATGATTTATTACGTGATTTAGAGCGTGGGTGCGCACGTGTGCGCGCTGAGCTTCGAACGCGTGAATTGTGGCAGATTAATGGGGCTTACAGGGTTCAGCCACTTGGCATTTTTATGGCTGGTCCTGCTGGAGTAGGGAAGAGTAGTTTTATTAATGGGCTACATCAAGGTTTAGGCACTCTGTTGGAGTTGTCTATTGAACCCGCTACTATCCACCGTATTCAGATGCTAAACTTTCCCGTTTTTAATTCTGGACAGTGGTTTGCTGTGGGCGATGACCTGGATATGGATCCCAATCCACCGGCTGATTTTAACCATGCTCGTGTAGCTATGGACTACATTAACACTACGCCTCTTAATATGGAAGCAGCTGATATAGAGTCTAAGGGTAAGCTTTGGGCTAACTTCCAGGTGGTGGCTTGGGCTACTAATCATAGGAACGCTAATTTGAAGGGGCGACTTATTGATGTAGCGGCTTTCTGGCGGAGGTTTCCTTTAGCTATTGAGTTGACTCCTAGAACTGAGTATTGCCTTCCGGGGAGCGCCACTTTAAGTCCAGCACTTATTCCCCCTGGAACATTAGATGTTTGGTCAGAGATCAGTATTTTGAAATACTCGCCCACGTTAATTAACACTGGTCAGCCCTATACCAGTTATCCTTATGCTGTTGCTCTACGGACTTCTAGTCTCTCTGAGGCTATACGATTTGTCCACGCTGAGTTTCTCAACTTTACCTCAAATGCCAGAAAGGGCTTGTCTTCACCCGTGGGTGAACGGTGCAAGTTGTGTGGGCTTTCTTCTGCAGCGCACGTAGTGGACTGTGTGGCTTATCAGTCATTACCCTTTTCCACTGAGCTGGTGTTAGTGTTTGCCGCCTATAGTTGGATCTTTTACCGTGTTGAAATTATGAAGCTATGCTACACATTACGTATTCAAGTTATCCGTCTGTTGTTGGCTTATAGACTGTTGCAGTGGTTTATGAGTGAGTATGATACCATTCGTTGGCGTTGTAAAGTTGTCAAGAGCGTTTTCCAGAGACGACTAGCCCGAGTGCTTGAGAATGGTAAGACTATAGCTTTGGGAGCTACTGTTTTAGGCTCTTTGTATATGATGTATCGAGTCTCTCGTGAGGACATGCATTCTTATCAAAGTACACTAGACGTTGAGGTGCCTGTGGACAACCTTCAGAAACGGACGGATAATTGGAGAAGAGTGGCGATTGAACGAGGTAGACCGTACATGAAAATGGCTCGGCCCACCTGGACACTGGAAGACTTATATGGACAGATTTCTCGGTCCACATATACTTTTCAGTATAATGGTGGCGAATGTAGTGGTGTTCACTTGAAACAACATGTTTTTCTGTTGCCACGTCATTTTCTCAGTGCAGTGGCTGCGGGGGCCAAGTCTGTGTTGAAGTTAGGAGAAAAAATGGTTGTTTGTAAGATGCACCAAGTTATTACCATTCCTGAACTGAGTCACCATCGTGTGGTGGAGATACCCGGTAGAGACCTAGTGTTGATCTGGGTTCCGGAGTTGGTGGCTAGTTCCGAAATCTTTGCTCGTCTTCCTGTTTCTAGTATCATTACTAACGCCCAGAAAGCTGATTATGGGAGCCTCATCGTACGAGGAGTCCCTATGCCCACATCAAGCATTATTTCTGGAGCTTTGGTTGGTACACAACATTTAATGTGGTCGTATGATGCAGAGACAGACCGGGGTGATTGTGGTAGTATTTTAGTTGCTGGTTTCTCGAATAATTTTGCTCCGGTTGGTTTTCACACAGTACGGGATAACTCTAAGAACTTGAGTTACGGTGAGGACATTTCACAGTCGCAGTTGAGTCCATACATCGAACAGTTTAAAGAGAAGACCAGTGTTGGACTGTTACCATCGGTTGCATATGAGAGTAAGTGGGTTACCAAAGGAGAACCAGTGTTCGTCGATTTACCCTATAAGTCGTCTCTTTGGGCGTGCCTTTCGGGACCAACACCAGTATCATGTGAAGTGGTGGGTACGGTGAAGGGTTTTCCAGCCTCTTCTTTTAAAACTACTTGCTCACATTTCCACAACGCCGCAAAGTGGAAAGAATTAGAACTGGAGATCTGTGATGAATCACCTCATTATTTCGCACCTAACCCCAAGGGGCACGTTAATGAAGATGGTGACTGGTTAGACCCATTTGTAATCAATCTCAATGCCTATGCTAACGTACCAGGTAGTATTGACTTGTGGGAACAAGCATTAGACGACTATGTTGGGGGTCTACATACCTTAGTGGGCCGTGACAGAGCACGACCGTTAACACCTAGTGAGGCTATTATGGGTATTGGTGGCACTGATATAGGAGGTATTGACTTGAATACTAGTGTTGGGCCCCCATTTAACCGTCCCAAGAAGTTGTTTATGAAGATAGATCATGATATACCTGAGATTGAGGTCAAGGAGATATTATTGGAGCATTTGGACGAGATCCTCCAGGCGGCTAAAATGGGAGTAGCTTTGTCCCCTACTTGTTTACATATTCTGAAGGATGAGCCGTTGACTCAGGCAAAAATTGAAGCATTAAAACAGCGTGTTTTTAACTCATGTCCTTTTGCTTTTAATCTAGCGTTGAAAATGTATATTGGTCCTTTAGTCGTGTTTATGAGAAAGTATGCTGCGTACTTTGAAACTGCAATGGGTGTAAATGTGACGTCAAAAGAGTTTGAAACCTTGTTTGATCATATTAAGGACTTTCCTCACTTTTCCGACAGTGATCGTTCCTTTTACGACGTCCGAGGTGGCACGTTGGAGATCTTGTACCAAAGTGCTGTTTTTGCCCGTTTAGCCGAGGCGTGCAATTATACACCAGAAGAAATAGAAATAGTTCGAGTCCTTTGTGTAGCGTGCTGTTATACTACACGCATAATTAAAGGAGATGTGTTTCTAACGTCACATACTTTGCCCACTGGAGCTTGGATTACGTTAATCATGAACTGTACCCGCAACAGTCTTCAGATGAGATACTGTTTTTATAGGTTGCGCCCAACTTCCTGTACAGCTGATTTTCGGTCGTGTGTGCGTCAGTGGACACTTGGTGACGACAACTTAAACTCCACGCGCGTAGCATGGTTTAATCAACCTGCTATCCAAGCAGTGATGCCAGAGTTTGGAGGAATCTTAACGGATGCGCGCAAGTCTATTATTATGCCTTTATTCTCGATTCGTTCGGAAGTAACCTTTTTAAAAAGGAAGTTTCGGATGTCTGAAGGTATGATGTTGGCGCCTATTGAGTTATCCACGCTCATAAAAATGGTGACAATTAGGCAAACGTCTGAGTTGTCAAAGGTGGACCACCAATGCACTCTGTACTCCAACGTTATGGCGGAAGTATGGATGCATGGTGAAGAAATGTTTAATCGGTTCAACACGATTATAAAAGAGATAATTGACGAGGAAAAATTAGTCTCTACGTATTTACGCATTTTTACGTATCAAGATTATGTAGATAGGTATCGCGCAGCTAATCTGTGTATCTGGGATCCCTTACTAAATGATCAACCTTTATAAAGAAATAATGTCAACCACATTAGGAAATGACCCTGCTCCACTAGTTGGAGTAGAGGGAGCCGCGGACAATACGTTCGTAGTGCCGGCCCTCACAACTAAGCAAGCCATCAGTGATGACACCTTTACAGTAGCAAAAGGAAATGTAGTAGATGTAAAAGAAGTTTTTGACCGAGATACCTTAATTTTGGAGCAATCCATTGGAGTCGGTGACACCCCTTACGTCAATTTGACTGGGGACTTTGATCCTTTTAAGGAGTACTTGTTGAATTCTTTGATCGCTACTTACACTACCCCCTATTACATGGTAAACTTCGACCTGATTCTTACTATTCGTTTAGTAGCTCCGGGGTCTTGTTATGGTGTATACAATGTTCAAGCCTTGTGTGAAGGTGGGGAACCGCCCGCATTTACCACGATCATTCAAGATGGTCCTTCAGTAGATGCTTACCCTAACAGTACGCAAGACGTGCATGCTTTTATGAACGTTGAGTTGAAAAATGATGTAGTGTTGCACTTGCCTTGGGTGCATTATGATGATAGTTTCGATTTACTCACTCTACCAGGGCAAGGACCACGCTGTTGGCGTTTGTTGATTTGGGCATTGTCACCTATTCAAAGTTCTATTGGTACCGTTGCGACGGGTACTATTCAAGTGTTTGCCCGTATGGGTGAAAGACACTTTGAGAACTTGGTGTATCAGTCCAAAAAGAAACAAAAACATCCTGACGTTGAACGCCATCCAGTGGCTAGAGACAATGAGGAAGCTCCCAAACAACAAGGAGGGCGTGTGAGCAATATTGCTGGGAAGTTAGGCCAAGGAGTGTCCATGTTAGGTGGGATGTTTCCAGCGATAGCCCCGTTTGCAGTGCCGGCGGCTACAGGATTGGCTGCTGCCAGTAAAATAGCCGACATGTTTGGATTTACAAAGGAGGC